CTACGTCTACGGCAGTAAAATTGAACAAGGAGTTATCATGGTATGCACGCCTGACTTATATTACCAAGAATTCAAAACAGAAGGCGTTGATCTTAGAGCCTGGAAGCACAAATTTCTTAAACGACTAGACATGTATCACGAGTTGATGCACGATGAGAAAGAACAAGCTAACATAGAAATTGACGCAAATGTGTTCAAAACAAGGCAAGATTAAGGCAAAAAATGTCGACACCCAGGGTGTCGGGGAGGTGTCGGGGGGGTGTCGCAAAACCCATTTAGGTGTCGCAAAAGTGGTCCAGTTTAGAATTATTCTAAGTTATCTGCGTCAAATGTGTACAAAATTCATGAAAATGTCGACACCCCCGACACCCTGCCGACACCCTGCCGACACCCCCCCTGTCGAACTTTTGTTCGTGAATAAGCGTTGGTATAAGCCAGTTATAGGAGATAGGTACGGTTTGTTTACTAAAGCCGACACCCTTTTAGATTTTAGCGCAAATTTTAAAAAAAAAATAAAAATACTCTGTAAGGTGTCGACAATTTGAAATGTGGCAGAATTGTGATCGATTTGATATTTAGGATGATGACAGAGAAAGATTTTTGGGATATGTTCCACAAGAAACACAACCCACAATTTTATGCCAAGAAGAAAAAACAAAACAAGACAACTCAACACGTACGCAAAACCAAAAGTTATAAAGCAAAACGTTAAGTTTCCTTATACCAGATATAAAATTGACTGGTGTGATATTGTTACTGAAGGTGGCTGGGGTAGTGAGAAAGAATTTAACAACATGAAGTTAGCAACACCTGTAAGTGAAGGATATTTATTTAGTAAAGATGATAAGACTGTAAAGATATTTGCAGGCTATGATATCGATGATGATGGTACGATTACTTTTTCGGAGAGGTCTGTGTTTCCGACTTCTTGTGTGTTGAAGATGACGAAACTTCATTAATTTCTTCTGGTAATGCCTCAACAACCTTTGCATTCAGAATCGGCTCGTAGTCATCTAATATTTTTTTCATTTTTAATTCTAGCTCTTCCTCTGATAGTTCTTCTAGCTTACCTGTTTTTATTATTTTCCGGTCTATATATAATCCTGCAGCCATACCTCTATTCTTTTCGGCGTTGGTTGCAGCAGAGAAAGCACCCTTCTTTAAAGCTTCCTCTCTAATCTTACCAAGTTCTGCTACATGTTTGTCGTAAGTAACTTCATATTTTTTTAATTTTTCTTCTCGTAGAGAACCTATGTATTGTACTACTAACGGAGATAGTCTAGGATTTTGTAATTCTGACGCTTCTACTCTAGCACGTTTCTCACTATAGCCAGCAGCAATAGCTGCATCCGAACCTGTAGTTCTACCTTCGTTAAATACTAGATATTCTGCAAATCTCTTTTGCATTTCTGTTAATCTTTTTGGAACTCCCATATTGACAATTTAAGGTAACATGACTATATTGTCAACATATGAAAGACGAAAAAACAGTAATAGATTTTAAAAAAGCAAAGGATGATAGGGGTATAAACGATCTTGAACGTACAATAGATAAATTGCGTAATAATATACGTGATTTGTTATCTATGAATACACAATACAAAACAGAACTTGCAGATCAAATAGTTAAGATGAATAAATTAGAACAAGAAGTAAAAGATTTAAAACAAGAAAGATCAGATTATTACAATGTTAGTTAGAGACTTACAGCAAGTGCTTGGACAGTTTACTGACAAGTTTAACAAAGGAGTTGGTAAAGTTGAAGGTAAAGGTAATGCTATTATGTATGCTAGAGTCTACGTTGATCTAGGTAATGGTAGGTTGTCTGAGATAAAAAAAATTGAAGCACATGAAAATACTTTGATAGGTGCAACTGAAGGAGTGCGAGTTGTACTTAAATTAGCACCACAAAATAAATCTAAATTAATTTTATAGAGAGGAGAATGTATGTTTGAATTAACAATAGAGCAAAGAAAACAATTATTGCAATATTTATGGACAAGACCATATGGAGAAGTTGCTACTATAATTGCTATGTTAGTGTCATTAAAAGACAAGAAACAGAATAACACTGTTACCCCTAAAAAGTAGGTGGGACCAGAAGCTAAATTATACAAAAAACTTACTAAACAATGGAGTGCCTTTTCGTTTAATAGGCTAGAAAATTCTAGCTTACTTGGTACTCCAGACGTATTAGTTTACAACAATAATGGACACTTTTTTACATTAGAATTAAAAGTAACCAAGGGTATAAAATTAAAGTTTTCACCACACCAAATTGCCTTCCATTACAAACATCCTAACAACACATTTATCATAGCCGAGGCCCTTGGTCCAAGAGCCGTTAATCGTTTTCAAATGTACCGTGGTTCACGCATCATGGAGCTTGACGCTTCGGGCTTGAAGCTTGACGCTTGTTGCTTGGGGCTTGACGCTTGTTATAAATTTTTATCTGAGCTTGGTGCTTGAGGCTTGGCGCTTGAAGCTTGTTGCTTGAGGCCCGGACCAGGGCGCACGCTGTCTCCAACGTCGACAGTTTTTTGACTGCTAATGGCCTGATCCGATTGCGGGATAGATTGTTCCGTAGTGTTGCCTCTATCCCTATTACGCTTGCGTAATTCTTTATAATATTTTGGATGTCTAAATACGTACATTAGTTTAATTTTTTTCTTTGTTTGTAATCCAGCTTCTCAAAAAACTTTTTACAGTCTTCTAGATACCATGCCGGCAGCGTCGCGTGATCATCTAAAAACCACGGAAGCAAATCACCTTTTTTAATTCTTTTCATTAATGTTTACCATATACCACAGTTTGAATTTTTTTGTCCCAACATTTTCTGCAATCTAAACATTTTCCTTTTTGATCAGGGGCTGGACATGTACGCGCGCCAGTCTCTGTAGTTACACCTGACTCATGACTCCAAGCTTTGGAGCTTGGACCGTCAATCTTGCTACGTGATAATCTTATAACAAGATTTGACGGAACCTCTTCAGGAGAAGGAAGGAAAGGCCGCTCTTGTGTTGGCAGCCAGTGATTCGTATCTGGTGTTAACTTGCACACCTCCAGAATTTTTTGCATGTGCTCGACTGATTGGACGTCGCCGGCGTCATGCCATCTAAACCATTTTAAATTTTTAATTCTTGCAGCCATTGCTTCAACCCATTGCGGGTGATCAATAGCTTTTAATCTTCTGTACTGAGCTGCTTTAATTGCTGGGTATCTTGTATAGTTGCCCTTCTTAGCATAACAGAAAAAACATGGCGTCCCTTCTATTTGTGCGAGCTTCCATCCTGTTTTGCATTCCCATGCTGGCAAGCTGTAACTGAGCCCTGGCATCTTAGAAGTTTTTGTAAATGAATCTGTAATTTTTAAAGCGTCTTTAACTAACATAATTTCTCCTTTATAATCCTATAACACGTTTTCGGGCTGCTGTCAAGCTTGCTGCTCGTTGCTTGTAGCTTGAAGCCTGGCGCTTGCAGCTTGTAGCTTGCTGCTCTGGGTAACCGTTAGCCCTGAGCCAGGCCGCATGCAGGATTAAAATCCTGCGCAGTGGTTGCCCTGGTTTTCTACTCATTGTCGTTTTGTCTTTTTCTTGCTTCATTAGCTTCTTGGCCCAGTTTAACTAGTCTAAAAATTTCCTCCATAGCGTCTGCTACTCTTCGAAGATCTTTAGTTAGTTCTTCACCTCTTTCTTCATACCATTGTTTAGTCATAATTATTCCTTTCTAAATACATCCTACATGATCCCTGAACCATTGTCAAGCTTCCAGTACAAGTTAAGATCTTACTCTTTCACTCTCAATCGGTGGAAGCTTGAAGCTTGAAGCTTGAAGCTTTTATTTTATTTTATATAAACAGCGCTGCCCCTTAGCCTCAGGATCCGGCAACGCTGAGTGAAAGCATGTCCCCACCCGAAGTCACTTAGCGCGAAGCATTTGGTGAGCGGAATGTGTGCTTTCGAAAAATACTGATCCCAAGACTACTGGATTGAGGCCCGACAGTAATTGTTTACCGATGCATCAGGGCCTAACACCCCAGTTCGATGCTTTGGCGCCAGTAGTCCAGGGATCAGGACTGGTGTTTGTGTCGGAGCAACCCAGTTTCGTTCCAGTCAATAATCCTACCTACTTTTGCTGGTGTAGGTCCCATTAGGATTTATAGTTTTGTTTCAGCGATAAATCCTCAAATGAGGCTGAATGTCATTTATAATACTTGACAATCCTATTGTCAAGTGATAATTTCAAATCAATGCAAATAAAAATAAACCAACATACAGGAGAAAAAATGCCAGAAAAAAGACTGACACTAAATAGTGAAAAAAGAAAAGCGATTGCTGATGTATTTCAAAATCACTTTGAACAAAATAGTCCAAAGAAAAAACTACATACAAAAGCAATAGTTGATTATAATGAGGCAAGAACTAAAATGAAAGTTTTAGCCAATACAGTTGTAAGACATCATCAACCACAGGAAGATGTAGATACAATTAGAAGTATGATTGCTAAATACAATTCAAGTGGTGGAGAGTTATATAATGATAACTGCTTTTATTTTACTGCGCCACCAAGAATGTCAACCGACTATGATGGAAACCCAAAAGAAGTTGTTGATGAAGAACACGTTGAGTTTAGTTTAAGTAAAAAATTTGCAAGGTCTTATTATAGAGATGAGATCAAAGCAAAAGGTCTTAACCCTGACTTTCATGTTGCAATCAATAATAACTACGACAAACGTAATCCAAGTTATTATGCTATGGAAACCCAAGTAAATAAATTTACAGGCCATGAGAATAGTAGCAACGACAATAAAACTACTTTGTCTTATAAAGATGAATGGGAAAAAGATTTCCAATTAACTACTATTGGTTCATCTTATTGTCATAGTAGAATGTTTGCAGTTGACCAAGAAACATTTGAAACTTTCAAAATGTTTAATACTTTGAGAGAGAATGTAATCTTAACACATGAACAATTATACAGTCATGTAAATAGTAAAATGGAAAAACTAAAACTCGGTTTAAAATCTTATAGATACTTTGACCAAGCTAAATCACTTGCTGACAAATTAGGTGTTGCACTTAATGAAAGTATACTAAACGAAAGTTCTTCAATGGCACTTTCAGTTTATAGTCCAGAAAATTTGGCAAGTCTTTTAGAAGATAAAGTTGAACAAACGAGAGAGGAGAAAATCGCTATTGCAAGGTCAATAATGAAACAAGCAACAGTAAATTAAATAGTTGACATAGGGGAGAATATAGGATATTCTCCCCTTAATAACATACAGGAGAAATACATGCTTACACAAATACAAAACTTAAACAAACAAGTCCAATTATCAGTAGAGATTAACACACTAATGGATCAATCTTTAAAACTTATGGAAATTGTAAATGAAAATCAAAAAAGAGTTAATGACATAAAAGAAGAACAAGAACAATTACAGTTGCATATTGATAATGCAACAGACCAAATAGAGGCATAAATAAACAGTTGACAAGGCTATCCTATTAATGATAGGATAGCCTATAAACATACAGGAGAAATAACATGGAACTAAACAAACAATTTACAATCACTTATTATTCTAATAAGGATAAAAAGCACATAACAAGACAAGGCAAGTGGACAGACAAATGTAGATATTGGACATCTAAAGTTGGAGATAGTTTAATAACTTATTTTGATATGGACAAACAACAATACAGAACTGCCAAAGGCAGTTGGAAAGTGAGGTACTAATGACACAACTAAATGAAGAACACTTTGAGGTTATAGATAGAAACAAAGACGCAATGTTACAACGTAACAAAGTAAAGTTTTTAGAAGATAGAATTGCAACACTAGAAAAATCTGTTGAACGATTACATAAGATTGTTGGAACTATGGATAGATACAAAGAAGATAATAATGAGGCTGACTTTGTACACTCTCAAGGTTTTTCATTAAAGGAGAAATTATGAGTAATTTTAATTGGTGTCATGGACCTAACTGCCATACCTCTCATACACAGGATAGAATAAGAGGTGTTAAAGGTAGCAAAGTTTTAAGAACTAGGAAAGTAAGACAGGACCAATGGAATACAGGACAACACTTTAGCATGTATTCTTATTTCTGTAGTCAAGGTTGTTACAATGATTTTGCTAACAAACATGTAAGAGAAGTCATAGCTATTGCACCAAGGACCGAGGCTCTTGAAACACCGATAGATGTAGTCAAGGAACAGGCAACAGATTGGCGAGGCAATCCTTATATGAGGACCGAGATAATAACAGTTGACAACAATGGTGGATAGTGTAGGATAAGATATAAACAAATACAGGAGAAAACATGACAACACAAGAAAACAAAATCAGCTTTACTGACTACGTTAAAGCTAACACTGATCAAGATCAATTCAAGATCATTGATCTTAAAAAGAATACACCAACACTTAAAGAGGCGCAGGACTTTGTAGGTGGTTATGTTGAGTGTATTACTTTCCCAAATGGAGATCTATTAATAGTAAATGAAGAGGGTAAGTTAATGGGACTACCATTAAACCCAGAGGCAACACTATTATGGAAGATGACATTCGACAACGACAACTATGTTACAGGTCGTAAAGACATTGTTGTAGGTCCTGCGATCTACATCAAAAAAGATGCTCTAGGTACATGGGCTAACTAACCGAGTTACATACATGTGTGACCCTGTAGGGTCACACACACCACCCCCACACAACCACAGGTAGAATTTTTGCGCTCGTTCGCATATCAATAGAGGTACCAGACCCAATAACCACACAGCACGAAACAAGAGACCCTATATACCTTTTATATAAAAGGGGTCCCACTACTCTAGGTTGTATTGCTTGATTTAGAGAGTTAAAGCTGTTAAATTCATTATGAACATCTATAGTGATGCAAAAAAAATTTTAAAAAAATTTTATGAATATAAACCAAGTAGATATAAGTAAGCTACCTGCAGACGTAAGAAAACAATTTAAACAGCTACAAGTCATGTATGCTGAAAAAAAAATACAAAATAAAGCTAAGAGTGATTTTTTAAGTTTTGTAAAATGTGTATGGCCCGAGTTTGTTGAAGGCGCGCACCACAGACATATTGCAAAAAAATTTAATGAACTTGCAGAAGGCAAGATAAACAGATTAATTGTAAACATGCCACCAAGGCATACTAAGTCTGAGTTTGCATCTTTTTTATTACCTGCGTGGATGGTGGGCCGTAATCCAAAATTAAAAATAATTCAAGCAACTCACACAGGTGAGCTTGCAATACGATTTGGTCGTAAGGCTAAAACTTTAATTGATAGTCCAGAGTATTCTAAAATTTTTGAAACAAGATTACGAGAAGACTCACAAGCCGCTGGGAGGTGGGAAACAGCACAAGGCGGCGAATACTTCGCTGCAGGGGTCGGTGGAGCAATCACTGGACGGGGTGCTGACTTATTAATAATTGACGACCCACACTCTGAGCAAGATGCAATGTCAAATACTGCAATGGAGTCTGCTTATGAGTGGTACACATCAGGACCTAGGCAACGTTTACAACCAGGCGGCAAGATCGTTTGTGTAATGACAAGATGGTCTACAAAAGATTTAACAGGGATGTTGGTATCTAAACAAAAAGAACCTAAAGCTGATCAGTGGCACGTGGTCGAATTTCCAGCAATCATGGACCATGGACCAGAGAAACAAGAACCAGTGTGGCCTGAGTATTGGAAGCTAGATGAATTAGAAAAAGTAAAAGCAACACTACCCGTTGGCAAATGGAACGCGCAGTGGATGCAACAACCAACGTCTGAAGAAGGTGCAATTATAAAACGTGAGTGGTGGCGTAAATGGAAACACGATTGGATACCAGATTTACACCACGTGATACAATCTTATGACACAGCATTTATGAAAAAAGAAACAGCAGACTATAGTGCGATAACTACTTGGGGTGTATTCTATTTAAATGAAGATTCTCCTGCTAATTTAATATTATTAGATTGCATTAAAGAACGATTTGAGTTTCCAGAACTACGTCGTAAAGCTCTTGAGCAGTATAAATACTGGCAACCTGAGACAGTAATTATTGAAGCTAAAGCATCTGGACTACCTTTGACGTATGAATTAAGACAGATGGATATACCAGTTTCGACCTTTACACCTAGCCGAGGAAATGATAAACATGTAAGAGTTAATACATGTGCACCTCTTTTCGAGTCTGGAATGATCTGGGCGCCAGAACAGAACTTTGCTGAAGAGGTAATTGAAGAATGTGCAGCATTCCCGCACGGTGATCATGACGACTTAGTCGATTCTATGACTATGGCTGTGATGCGATTCAGGCAGGGAGGATTTATCTCTCACCCCGAAGATTATGTAGAAGAAAAATCAGTGCCTAGAAAAAGGAATTATTATTAATGTCAAAACTAAAATTTTTATATAATTTAATATTAAAAGATGTAGTTAAAGAATCTGGTCAAGCATCAGGTATTTTGTCTATTGGTAAAGATGTTAGAAAGTTAGCTGACAAAAAATTTCAAAGTTATATTACAGCTGCACAAAAACAAGGTGTAGATCTTAATAAATTATCTGAACAAGAATTAAAATATACGCTTGAACTTAACAAACCTAAACCTATTAGAGCTATTTCGGCTGATTCTCCTGAAGGACAAGGAATTACAAGAGATTTATTTAATATGTTAGATAGACGATCTGGAAAAAACGTTATTAAAAAAGATTTTGGTAAACCTTTTTCAGAAGAAATAATTACTAATAAAAGAGTTATTACAGACATTAAAAAATTAGAACCTATTGAAGCAATGAAAGAAGCAAATAAAGTTTTAAAAGGAGAAGGTCGATATAAAAATTTATCAAAAACAAATAGAGAAAAAATTGTGAATGATGAAAGTGTTACCGATCATATCTTTGAAAGAGATATACCTATTGATCCAGAAGACATGGCAGACGGCGGTGTTGCAGGATTACTGGGTGAGAGACAAAACTTTGCCATGGGCAAACGTGCATTCTTAAAATTAATGGGTGGCGTTGGCGCAGGAATCGCGGGCCTTAAATCAGGATTACTTGGACTTGGTAAAGGTGGTGCTAAGAAAGCTGTAACAGAGACTGTAAAACAAGCTGCGGGATCAGGAACACCTCCTCCTTACTTTTTTAAACTTGTAGAAAAAATTAAAACACTAGGTGATGATGTAACAAAAAAATCTGCAACTCAAGAAAGAGAAGTAGTTACAAGATACAAAGATTTTGAATTAACAGAAAATATTGCAACAGGAGAAAAAACAATTCAAAGAATGAAAATAGACAATGATTTAAAATATAATGCGTCTGAATATTATGGAAAACCTGTAGGTGAAGAAGTTTACATGAATTATAAACCTGGAAAAGGTCAAATAGATGAAACGACTAAAGGTAAAACTCCACCAGATGAATATACAGAAGATACTTCTTTAATAAGAAGTGATAAACCTGCTGAAGGAGAAGTTATGGACACGTTTGACGGTGTGCCAGATGATATACTTGATGATATACTTGGAGAAGTAGGTGAGACTATCGTTAAAAAAGCAGACGGCGGTCGTATTGGTTTTAAATTTGGCTCTGGTAAAGGTATCTTATCCGTTAAAGGTATCTTACAATTTTTAAAAAATTTAAAGATAAAACAATCTGGCGATAATGTTAAAGATTTTGTAGATAAAAGACAATTTTTAAAAAACATGGTTGGTAATACCGAAAAAAATAAAAAAGCTAGAGAATTAAAAATGTTAAAAGAAGCTGTGGATGAAGCTAGAAAAAAAGGTGGATTTAAATTTCCTAGTAAAGAACAAATTAAAATTGATTTAGAAAAAAAAATACAACCTATCTTAAACAAAGGCCGTAAGCTAAATGCAACAGGCGGTCTTGCTAACATGTTAGGTGAATAATGAAAATAAAAGATTATAGAGACGCACAATTACATTATACAAAAGATGATAGAGGTGATGCAACAGGTGCTTTTGAAATGTTTGTTGCTGAAGAGCCAAGCTCCATGGTCCAAGAACCACGGAACAGTTTTAGTCGTGGTGGATTAGCATTAGCACAAATGCTTTTAAAAAATTTAAACAAGACCAAACCTATAAGAGGTTTAGAAGAAAAATTAATTAAAAAATTTAGATCAGAAGGCATCGATCTTCTTGAAGCTATTAAAAAAGCACAAGCTGAATCAACAACTATTAAAAACAATGCTAAAAATAAAATCCTTGATGATGCTATGAAAGAAACTGACATAACGTCAGATGATTATGTTGAATTAATAGATCAAAAAATAAAAATTATAGAACCTGAATATTATGCTGATATTAAAAGATGGAGTAATGATAGACCTGATCTTGCAGATAAAACAAGAGCATTATTTTATCCAGATTGGGCTGAAGCAAAATACGGAGAAAATTATGTAGGCGTTCTTCAAAATAGACAAGCTAAAACACTTAAAACACAATCTGATGAAATTGATAAAATGTATCCAGATTCAGATGGAGGAATACAAGACATACAACAACAAACGGTTACTGAAATAGATGATATGAACACAGCAAACTTAGACGAGCTTTTAGAAGGTCGTAAGAAAAATGCTACTGGAGGATTACAACGGAACATGTACGCTGACGGTTTAAAAGTAGATCCTGTAGCAGCCTCAGGAAAAATGTTAAATGAAGTAATAGATGCTTACGAAAGATACAGAGGAGGTAGAAAAAATCCTGTAATAAAATTTAATAAATTTTTTGAAATATGGGCAAGAGAAAACTTTGTAGACGGCGGATCAGCTGGTCAGTTAGTACAACCTTCTGGCGACGGATCACGGCCAGGGTATCAAGGTAAAAGAGTTTTTGACTCACCTGATGTTGATGCTTTTTCCGATGCTCTCTTAGATGCTTATGCAAAAGATGATATTACAAAAATAGTTGAAAGTGGTAAAAGTACAAGATTTGCTAATGTAATAAGTGCTATTGAATCAGGAAAAGATAAAAGTGCTAAACTAGCAAAAGTTATAAAAAATACTGGTTTAGATGAGAAAACTATTTTTAATTTACTTGATGATAGAAAAGCATACATAGATTTAGCAAGAGAAGGCGGTCCCGCAGGAGCCAATCCAAGAGCAGGAAATTTTTATAAAAAAGCAGAAAATTGGATTACTACAAATTCAAAAAGATACGCTGATCCAGATAAATTTAAAAAAGCATTTATTAGAACTTTTGGAACAAACAATGATTTAATTAAAACTATGAAAAAATTAAATGTTCCAGGAGCAAGAAAAAAAACAAGTGTTCCTTTTAGCTCTTGGTTTAAAGAAACTATTTTAGGATCAACAAAAGGAAGTGGTGCGAGTTACAATTTTAATCAATTAAATAATATATTTAAAACATCCATTTATACTAATAATGAAAATGTTAGAAATAATATTACAAAAGAAATTAAAAAAATTCTTGATATGCCTATGGCTAAAGGAGGAAAATTTGATATTAGAAATGAAATTGCAAACAATAAGTTATTTAAACAATTTGGTTTTGATAGACAAATAAGAGGACCTATTGCAAGATTATTAGCCAATGAAATTGGTCAAGAATTATTAGATCAAATATCTTCTTTTAGAGATCCTTACCTTGGAACAACAGAACTTATTAGATTTTTAAAAAACAACGTAGATCCTAAATATAAAAGTATGTTTGACGAGGCTGCTAAGGCAGCAGATTTAGCGACAAAAAATAAATGGCCAGAGGCAAAACAGATATTAAAAATAAAAGATAATATTATGTTTGATCACAAAATTCCTAAAGAATTAATTAAGTTGGGATATGCGGATGAGTTAGAGTACATAAAGTTAAACCCAACATCTGCTGAATTTAATACAAGAATAAAAAATCCTCAATTTGATCAAAAAATAATTAAATTAGCTAAAGACTTTAAAAGAACAACAAGTTTAGATGATAAGGCAAAAGTAGTTGAAAAAATGAATATATTAAAAAATAACTTTAGTAAAAAATACGGAGGTTATTTAGATGAGGTTTCAATTGTTCCAGATAAAACTGGTAAACCTATATTTAAAAGTTCTGCTGCTCCTGTTACTAAACAAACAGATTTTGTTTCTGCTCTTGGTAAAAGTATGACCCAAGCAGGTGAAATAACTCAAAAAAAAGCAAACCTATTAAGTCAATTTTGTAATAGAAAAAAATTGCAATCAGCAGGATCTGTACAAGGTTTAACTTGTTCAATGGAAGAAATTCAAACAAATATGAAAAAACAAATTAATGAAGCTGCTAAAGTTTCTAAAGATGGAAAAATACCTAAAAAATTTGGAAAACTTAGAGGTTTTGCAAAAATGTTTTTTGGAGATATAGCAATACCATTAGAGTATATGTTTATGGCTCCAGATTTAGCTGCAGGAGATGTTGAGGGTGCATTAAGATCAAGTACAGCTGGTTTATTTGGTGCAGGTAAAGTTGATCTTGAAAAGCTACCACCTGGAGAAGGTAAAAAATATATAAAACATGTAAATGCATTAACAAATTTTTTAAATAATTATCAATCAAAATTAATGGCAGAAAATAGATTAGAAAAGTTAGAAATAGGGGATGAAGGACAAACAGAATCTACAGATAAATTAGCTCAAGCAGAAAAAAACATGGCAGATATAATTAAAAATTATCAAGGCTTTGGTTACACTTATGCACCTGGAGAAAAGGGACTTTTAGAAGGTAAAGTTGAAGCACAAAAACTTATTCGTGATAAAGTTACATCTGACTTTGATAAAAAAATAGATAAAGGTGCAAGCACTGAATTTTTTAAAGATTCTAATAAAGAGTTATTAAAAGAAAATTTAAGATCATTAGGAGGCGACCCGTACAAAGTAACTCCGATAAATAATTTAGAAGATTATATTAAAAACAAAGGTGAAGCTACAGCAGGTAATACAAATATACTTTTTAACCGTTTACCTTACACATTAGAACAAGCGGAAGCTTATGGTGTACCACAAATATTTGATACTTATGCTGGAGGTTATGCAGGTGTTGAAACACCTGGATCTATGGAAGATGGTCAAGTTGATATGGGTACAAAAGATGTAAGAGATGCTTATTCATCACTTCCTATAAACATGGCTAGTCAACTAGCAGCTTTAGAAAAAAAAGAATTTGAAGAAGGTATGCTTAAACGTAGACTTGAACAAGAATTGTTTGCAGGCGGTGGTATAGCAGGACTATCCGGTGGTGATAAATCAGGCCCACCACCAGAATCAGGACCAGCTTCACAAGGGTTGCGTTCATTAATTAAAAATGGTAGAAAACTATAACGGAGAATAAATGGCAGATATAGATAAAGCTCTCCCGAATACTCGTACTGAATTAAAAGTTCCTGGGCAGGAACAAGATGTCGATATTCAAGAGCCAGAACAACAAAAAGGACCGGTAGAAATAACACCAGATGAAGATGGTGGTGCAACGATTGATTTTGAACCAAGTTCAATTAATCAAGCAAGCACGGAAAATCATTTTGATAACCTTGCAGATATTTTACCAGAAGAAAACTTAAATCCACTAGGATCAAGACTAAGAGGAGATTACCAAGATTACAAAGCCTCAAGAAAAGATTGGGAACAAGCTTATATAAATGGTTTAGATCTTTTAGGATTTAAATACAATAATCGTAACGAACCTTTTCAAGGAGCAAGTGGTGCAACTCACCCAGTTCTTGCAGAAGCGGTAACACAGTTTCAAGCATTAGCTTACAAAGAGTTATTACCAAGCGATGGACCCGTAAGAACACAAATGCTTGGTGTATCTAATCCTCAAAAAGAACAGCAAGCACAAAGAGTAAAAGATTTTATGAATTATCAAATTCTAGATCAAATGAAAGAATATGAACCAGAATTTGATCAAATGTTATTTCATTTACCTTTAGCAGGTTCTACTTTTAAAAAAGTTTACTATGATGATTTATTAGGGAGAGCTGTATCAAAGTTTGTCCCTGCAGATGACCTTGTTGTTCCGTATACGGCTACCTCATTAGACGATGCGGAAACAGTCATCCATATTATAAAAATTTCTGAAAACGAATTACGTAAACAACAAGTAAATGGTTTTTATTCAGATATAGAATTATCAAAACCCTCTGATGTTACAGATGCGGATAAAGTAACAGACAAAGAACGTGAATTAGAAGGAATGTCTAAAACAGCTAAAGGAGAAAAACTTTACACGTTATTAGAATGTCACGTTAATATAGATTTAGAAGGTTTTGAAGATGTTGGTGAAGATGGTGAACCAACTGGAATAAAATTACCTTACGTCGTTACAATCGAAGAAGGTAGTCAAAAAGTTTTGTCGATAAGACGAAACTTCGCGCCCAATGATCCACT